GACTGAAACCGCAACCGCATCTCGCGGCGTTGTTCGCGCATGTCGACCTTGAGCGTATCGGATGAAAACGTGTAGGGGTCGGAGTCCACCACGACGTCATCCGCGTAACCCTGCCCGGTGACCACAACAGTCATATCACCAACCTGCACAAAGTCCGGCTCGATGCGCTCGATGCGGGTCCACAGGTTGTCGCCGGGCTGCTGCGGTGTGCCCACCAGCCCACCCAACGTGCCGATGTTGAAGGTCTCAAAGTAGCTTTGAACGGCGCTTACGTTGGTCAAGTAGATCTGGTCGTAACCCGTCTCGTGTTGCCACAGGGTGTAGGTCCCGGCGCTATTGACTTCATTGCCCGCCCACACCGGCTTTGGAAACACTTCGGAAAACACTCCGGCTGACCGGCGTGCGCCAAGCGCTTGCCCAGCGTCATACCAGATCTTTTCGCGGGTGTTGTAGATGATGGCGTCGGTGCATTCGGTCGCATCACCCTTGGGGTAGAACCACCAGATCTCGCCGTAGCGCGGAACCTTGGTCGCCCAAACCTTTTGACGCTGTGTGTAGTTCAAATTGTCAAAAAAGTAGTTCTGGTTGCTGTTGTTCGGAATCTCTTGCACCACGCCGTTGTAGGAGAGGAACCGGTCGACGCCACACCAATAGAAAATGCCGTCGTACTCAATGACGCTGCTGGACGACATGATGGACGTCTGGCTGCTCACCAAGTCATAGGCCCAGTAGTAGTTCACGCCGCCCGAGCTGGACGGCTGGAAACTCACACGGATCAGCGCGTCAGCAGCCCAAAACAAGCCGCTGGGCGACGTTGAGCCGCCTCGGATAGGTAGCCCCTTCAAGATCTTGCCGGTGGCCACGTTGGTCGCGTTGGCGTCCGGCGAGACCCAATTCGCAAAGTCGCCTGCGCTGGAGTTTTGGATCAAGCCGTTGTTGCCGTAGATGAACAGGTACGGGTGGATCACCACGCACCCGCCGGAGACGGCGATGCTGTTGTCGAAGGTGGCCGTGATGGTCGCCGACGCGGTGGCCGCAGCCGACATCACCACGGTGGTTCCAGTAACCGAGACAACCGTCGTGCTTGCCGGAATGCCGGACCCAGTGATGGTTTGGCCAGCCCCAACGCGGACATTGGCCGCCGACAAGGTGAACGTGGTGTTGGTGTTGACCGTAACGCCTTCTGCGGTAAACAGGCCGACCTTGGTCAACGACGGCGCTGCCGTGTAGGTTAAACCGGTGGGCGTGCCCGCAGTCGTGGTAATGGCCGTGCCGCCAAAAGCGGTGGACAAAGTGAACGTCGTCGACCCGTTGGTAGCAATGATGAAGTACGTTGTGGGATTTACGTACCCGGTAATGCTGCCCGTGCCCCCATACGTGCCGCTGATCGTCAACTGCTGGCCAACAGTCAATATGACACCGGAATTGACGCAGGCAAATTGGCCTGCAATGCCGGTAATTGTCACGCTGGTCAAGAAACCGAAGCTGCCCGGAAACGTGCCATACAGCACCGGTGTGTTCACCGTAGACGTGACGTAACGCAGATTTTGGCCGGGATGCGCTACCAAGTTATTGGTGCTGCCCCCGGTAGAGTCAAAGGCAATATCAAACTGCCACAGGTTATCATCGCTGGCCGTAAAATTGTTCAGGATGTAGTTGTACGGTCCTGAACCCGATCCACCGTCGGTATCAGTAACCCACTGCTGCAAGCCGTTGTTGTACCCGGAGACCACATAGTTGAATCCGTTAACGGCGGTCATGGCCATGCCGCGGGAGATACCTGTGGCATTCAAAAAAATGCCGTTGTATCCACCGATCTTGCGTGGGCGTCCGCGCTGAAACCGAACCCATCTACCGTCGACGTAACAAGGCGAGTCGAGCACGGTTCCATCCCGCTGAATACCAGCAGGAATCTGCATGGACACGACTTTTGCTGTCATTAAAACTGTCCGCCCGCAAGTCCGTTAACCACGTACAAGCCGGTGGCAGAAAACGTCGCGGCTTGCGCGCCGTTCACCGAAATGCCAAGGGTGTTGGTTGATGGCAAGTACAAGCCCGTTGTGGTGCTGCCGGTGAAGTTTATGGACGGACTGGGCGCGGAACCAGCAGCAAACGTAGTAGACGTTATGCTGCTTGACGTGCCCGACGATGCGTTGTAGACGTTAGTTCCGTCGCAGGAAACCGTCAACGAAGTGCCCTGCGGGATGGTAACGCCAGTACCGGCTGACGTCTTCACCGTAAACGTGAAGCTGCCAGAAGTGTTGTTTGTGATGGCGTACAACTGAACAGTCGGCGGAACAATAATCGTCACGTTGGATGTCAACGTGCCGCCGTAAACCTGAATGGTATTTGCAGCTTGCGTAGATGTGAGCGTAACGGTTCCGCCGGTAACCGATAGCGACAACGCTGTGTAGGCGAATGTGTTGGACCGCCCGTACCCAAAAGTGCTCCACCCGGACCCGCTGGACACAATCACCAAAGACTCGGTCAATTGGAGCTGCTGGTTTGCATTTCCGTCGATAGTGTCCGCCCCAACCGGAGTCAACGTCAAAATGCCCGTACCACTGTTTCTGATCATGCAAAACCAGTTTGCGCCAACAGACGACGCCGACGGCAGCGTAAACGCGCCAGCGCCGCTAGACCATACCAATAGTTGTGCTCTAAGACTGGCAGTCAACGTGGCACTGGAATAGTAGGTGTTGACGGCGTAGGCTTGGTTGAGCGTAGCCCCGATGGCCAGCAAACCGTACCCAGCCAGATCTGAAGCGTTGGCCGCCGCTGTGCCCGCGCCCAATACCACGCTGGCCCATACACCTGCTGTGGTGCTGTTGCTGGTCAAGAAGATGTACTGCGCAACGCCGGATGCCACCGTGACAATGGTCGCGCCGGGGCCGGGGTCTGCGTAACTTGTGACCGTAAAGGTATTGGACCCAATGTTGCGCACCAGCACCGTTTGCCCGGTGGATACCTGAGTTGCTGGAGGCAATATCAGGTTCAGGCTCGTCGTAGACGCCGTGACGTCGATGATGTTGGCCGTCGGGGTGCCGGTAGTGCCGTTGATGGGCCAATCCAACGTGGTGTTGGCCGCGATGGTCAACGACTCATAGCTGACCTGCGATGGGTTGATGGTTTGGCCGGTGAACGGATTGGTATACGTGGTCATGTTAAGAGTCCTGTGCTACTGCTTGGCGGTCACCGATGCGGAGCTGGTCTTCGGTCTTCAGTGAGGCCATCGCTGCGCTGAACATCTGCGACCACACCGCCAGCCGAGCGTCGTCCTTGAGGAAGGGCGCGGTCTGTTTGAGCGTGCCGAAAAGCAGGGCGTTGGGCGCATTCCGGGTAAGCCAGTTGGTTTGGTTGTTGGACGACAACGGGGTCAACCGGGTGTAGGTCAGCGCCTCAAAAGCAAAATTAGCGCTGGGCGTAGGCGCGACAAACCAGTTGTCGTAATCGTAGTCGGCGTAGTACAGCGGCGTGCCGGTGGCGGTCACATCGGGCGCGTAGCTGCTTAAATATTCCAGCTTGCGCAAGAACACCGGCTGCTTCTCTCCGCTGGCGAGGGTGAGAGTCATGGAGACCGTCTTGCGCCACAACGCGGGCTTGGCGATCACCGGGTTGTTGATGGTCATCGTGCCGTTGGCCACGATCATTTGGCCGAGGGTCTTGATGTCCTGCGCGATCTCAAATTCCGCCAGCATGACAGCGGTGGGTATGAAGTTGACGACCGCAGTGTCGCTACGCTCCAGATACTGGAGCACCAGAGTGGCCAGACCGTCGTAAGTCAGAGCGTAAGCAGTCGTAGCCATTGTTGATCCTTATGCCAGCATCGAGGTAGCCGCCGTCTGTACGTGGTCCACACGGGCCATCCAACCCTTCAGAAACTTCTTTTGGGTTGGGTTTTTCTCGGCTAGGCTATTGTAAAACGCTTCCTTCTGCTTGGCAAAATTCTCCAACAGCTTTCCCGGGGTGGTTTTTGCCACCAAGGCCAGCGTTCCGGGGCCGATGACGGCGTCATCTACGGCCCCCACGGCCCTTTGGAGAAACTTTGCAGCCCGACCGACCCCCGCATTCACCGCAAAATCAAAAATGGCGTAATCGACGCCTACGGGCAGGTCGTCACCCTTTACCTTGTCCCAGTACATCTGCTTGTAGAACGGCTTGACGGTATCCACGGTCAACTTGGCCATTTCGCCGGGTTGGATAGCTCGGTTCAGGTATGCGCCCCAAGCGCCAATTGTCACGCCCAAATTGGTCTCACCGCCACGGTCTGCCGGGTCGTTAACGTACCCGCCTTCTGACTTGATGATGCGGGCAAAGGATGCGTCAAAGTTTTCTTTCATGGCGTTGGCTCCTTGTCAGTTTCGCCGTGGGACAGTTTCACACCAGCCAGCAGTCCAATGAAGCCACCGACGATGGTTTGAAAAGCAGGGCTTATGAGTTTGAAGATTTCACCGTTATCCACAAGTGGGTCAAACAAGCCAGCCATCAGCACGCCAACCATTCCAACCACCACGATGCAAAGGGTAAAGCTGACCATCAAAGTCACGAGAAACGTCAGTTTGGCTTTCATTTCTTG